ATAAGCGTGAATTCAATGATGCGTCATAGTTAACAAATAAATTTCCATTTAATGATACATCACCTATTGTAAACAATCGTTTTTGTGTGGTAATATCACTTCCGATGTATAAGCGTGAATTCAATGATGCGTCATAGTTAACAAACAAATTTCCATTTAATGATACATCACCTATTGTAAACAATCGTTTTTGTGTGGTAATATCACTTCCGATGTATAAACGCGAATTCAATGATGCGTCGTAATTAACAAACAGATTACCATTCAATGATACATCACCAATTGTAAACAACCGTTTTTGTGTGGTAATATCACTTCCGATGTATAAGCGTGAATTCAATGATGCGTCGTAGTTAACAAACAAATTTCCATTTAATCTACTATCTTGATTAACATATAAATTTCCTCCTTCATTAATATTCAAATCACCTCCGAGTTGAATACAACCACTTACATCAACTACATTGTTTTGAGAACGATTAAATAAATTGGGAAAATGACAATAATATATTTTACTTAAGCCTAATTGACTATTTTCACTATATGACTGAAGATTTCTAGATATTACAAAAGAATTAATATCAGGCATATAAATAGACCTTAATGTTACTGACGACCCATTTAAAATATTCGAATTACCACCACTATTCAATAATATATCTGGTACTATATTCCAAGTGCTATAACCATTATTTGTATAATATAATACACCATTATTTCCTACTGCTATTGCTCGTTTTTCATCATATATATAGACAGAATTAAAAGTAGTACTAGTGAATTGAATGTTCGTCCAATTTGTACCACCATTTTTTGTATAAGATATAGTATTCACACCAACTGCTATTGAATAAGAATTATCCAATACATTTATATGATTATAAGTTATACCAGTATTAGTTATAACAATATTATTATTTGAATTATTATATCGTTGAATACCATTTCCAACATAATATATATAATTGGAATTACCATCTACATAATTTATTGAAGATATGTTATTTAATCCTGAAATTGACGTTAATGTAATACTATTTAGATTGGTATTATCAAAATAACCAAATGAATTGTCAAATGCTAAAAAAATACGTTTATTTGATTGACTATTTGGAGTTTGTGTTATAAAAATACTTTTAATTATAGTAAATTCAAACAAAGTTATTCGAAAAGATCTCCAATTGGCTCCTCCATCTATTGAATAAAATAAAAATGTATTGTTTGTTCCAATAACTGAAAAATCATTATCATAAACATTTATAAATAAATTTTTTACAGAAATTTCAAGCCCCCCTGACTCACTATTAACTCTCGATAAATTCCAATTTAACCCACCATCATTGGTATAATAAATATTTTGTGTAAATGGACTATTGATTGAACTTGGTGTCCCAACTGCTATACCAAATAATTTATTTATCTTAGAAAACGCGACATTTAATATTTGAAAACTTACATCTTGAACTTTATTAATTTCACCATTTGTAATACGGATTCCACCATTTATATCCATTACATATTTTTCAGTAACAGGTGAATGTTTATTTATACCAACTGTAGCATAATATTTCACCTTTGTAGTGCCTGATACTATATTTTGTATTGGAATAAAATTACCATCACTTTTATTTAAACCTATTATACCCATTGCCCGATTATTATCATTACTATATGTTCCACCACCAATACCTAATCCAGATTTATTTGGTGATACTATTTTCATAAAAGTATTTGAACTATTATTATTACTTACTAATGTTAACGCATGACCCGTAGTATTATTATTTTCATAAATATCATATAAATATTTCCCACTTGATATATCATAAACGACCATTGTTTCGTCAAATTTATTATCAGAAACATCTCGATTTGTTAGATGTAATCTGGAATAAATTGTAGAATTTGGTGAAATAATATCCACTAATGTATTCGCATTTATATTTATTTTTGAATTTGATAATAAATTTAATGTTGAACCTGCTTTTATATTACCTATAATATTACTACAAATATCTATACTAGATAAACTATTTAATTTAGTAGTAGTAGAATTCATAATAATGTTGGATGTATCTAATTGAAAAGTATTATCATATGTGGATATTCTACTATTAGGATTATTTGTTGTAGTATTTGTAGTATTAAAAAAATCTATATATGAATTATTATTATTTACACTAACTACAATTCCTTTATTATTACTATTTTGTGCTATGATATTTCGTATATTTGTTGTTCCTGACGTTACTATTAAATTACCGAAAATATCTAATGTTGCTAATGGATTATCATTATTAATTCCTATTCCATTATTTACTGAATTTAAAAAATTATTATTTGTACCAATAAATATTTTTCCTTTCAAATATGATATTTGTCCAACAGTTAAACTATTTATAGCATTCAAATTTATACCACTTATATCTTGTTTAACAGATAATCCACCTTTAATAGTGACTGATTCATCAAATGTAGTTACAATAGACACTTTTTCCCGTAATAATACTTGATCCGCTACCAATGTTCCAATAGTAAGATGTTGAAATTTATCTATTTTAGACATTCCTCCATATTGTTTCCATGAATTATTAGACATTATAATTATTATTATACAATTATAATGTATTTTAATTTCTTCGTTTATTTTTTTTGTTATTTTTCTTTGTCATATTTCTTTTTTGTGTCATTTTTCTTTTTTGTGTCATTTTTCTCTTTGTCATTTTACTCTTTGTCATTTTACTCTTTGTCATTTTTCTTTTTTGTGTCATTTTTCTTTTGGAATAAGGTGTTTTTGTTCTAACAATCGATTTTCCCTTTGGGCTTATTAGATCCATAAAATGAACTTTTTTACTAAATTCGTTATATGGCAAGTTACTATTATTTACATTTGTATATAATATCGGTTTTCCATTTACATTCCCTTCAATGACTATTTCACCATTATTATTATATTCTTTTATGTTTGTATCTTCTATAACTTCTCCATTTACTACCTCATATTTTTGCTGCTGTTTGAAACTTTCATATTGTTCTTTTGGTTTATCATCTACTAATTCTAAAAATATCATGTTTATAAAATAATATATATATTTAATAAACAAAATTTTCTTTATCTTTTGAGAACTTTTATTTTCTATTTTTTTTAGTTACATTGTGTTTTTTACTGGTTTTCTTTACTTTTTTTTCTATAAATTTATAAATGTTCTCCTTGTTTTCTATAAATTTATCCACTATTTCTTGATAAAAATTACGAAATTCACTTCTTTTATTTTCCATATCTTCAATAGAAAACCAATTAATTTCTATTTTTTCAAATAATTTTGTTTTACTGAGAACATTTTTATCCATTCTTTCCCATAAAAAAATATGGTTATTATTATAATATTTTGGTAGGTTCTCATCGTATTCTAAAAAAAATATATGAACATGATAATTATTATGTTGTATTTTATAAACACCACCATTCTTTTGTATTAATTTTTTTACATTTTTTCCATCTCCTAAAAATCCCGTTAATTCTTCTCCACCTTCTCTCATTGCTGTATTAAACGGCGTTTCACCATTTTCAACACCACCGCCAAAATCTGACCATCCTTTCGCACTATCTTCCATTGGGTTCTCTTTTCCAAATAAAAAATATAGTTTATTATTATGTATTGTAACTGGTAAAATACTTCCTGCTACCATTTATATATTCGTTATATTTTTATTTTTTATCATTTTCTAAACTTGCGTTTTGTTGTTCTTTTTGTTCTTCTTTTTGTTCTTCTTTTTGTTCCTCCTTTTGTTCTATTTTTTGATGTTTTGGTTTTGTCTTTGGATTTCATTTCTATAAAATCATCTTGGTCATCTGGATAAATTGTATTTTCTCCTTTATCACCATATTGTGAATCCAAAAATATTAACACATTATCACCATTCGCTTCTGTTTCCAATCGTACAAATTGTCCTACTTTTATATCTCCTAATTTGTATTTTTTTCCTGTTATTAAATTTTTATAATTTACCATTTACATACCATTATAAAAAAATATTTTTGTATTTGTTTGTTTTTTGTGTTTGTTTGTTTGTTTTTGTCTTTTTGTGGGTTTTTACAGTGAACCAACCTATAATCTGATAACTTTGATATTTTCGTGTTCTTCATCTTTTTCGTGTTCTTCATCTTTTTCGTGTTCTTCATCTTTTTCATATTCTTCGGCTTTCAATTCAAAATCTCTAAATGGATTTACTATTATACCAGAATAATCCTTTTTCGGAATATTATTATAAAATTCAACCACTTTTGGATTCGCGCATATTCGCTGTGGTTCAAACGCGGATAAATACAAACCATCTAAACTTTGTATTCGCGATAATGCGACATATGTTTGCCCAAATTCAAATATGGAATTTCCGATGTCTATTTCAGCCATAGCTAATGTAGCACCTTGTATTTTATGTATCGTCAAAGCCCATGCTAAACAAAGTGGATATTGTCCCACAGCAATACAAGGGTAATCATCGCTTTGCCAAAAATGGGGTTCTATATTACTAATCATTCCATTCGCAAATTTTACTATAATTTGTGTTTTTTCATTTTTTTCTATTATATCTATTATTTTACCTTGAGAACCATTACAAATACCATTATCTATATCAATATTCGCTGTACATAAAACCGAAGCCTCTTTTTTCAATGTTAATAATTCTAAACATGGTGTATTACTTAACAAATAATTGATTTCCATTTCTTTATCTTTTTCAGTCATTTTTTCACATTTTATGAGTTCTTCTGCTGTTAATAATTTATTTGTTTCTAAATTTGTTTTACAATTTTTTTTAATACAACATTCAAACTGGTATTCATCTTCATCCAGTTGCTCAAACATAATATTATTTAAAATATCTACTTTTTTTTTGATAGGGAATAATTTTGTAGGTGTAATCCCTCCGTATTTTGTTTGGTCAAATTCACGTTTCACATATTTTTTCAAAATTTCGATATTTTCTTCATCCAAATTACCTCTACGAATTTGTGATAACATTTTTATATATATTGGGTCATTTTGGCGAAATATTGTTTCTAATTCAATATGATTTTCTAATGGAAATGTTTTCAACCATAATGGACTTTCAAAACAAAATCGTTCTGTATCAGGTTCTCCATATGTTCCAACTGGTGGTAATTGGAAGAAATCACCGCAAAATACTATTTGAATTCCACCAAATGGTAAAACCGAATATCGTGTTCTTTTCCCTATTTCATCTAATAATTCAAATATCTTTTCAGACATCATACTGACTTCATCTATTATAAGCACTTTTATATGTTTCCATTGTTTTTTAAAACGACTACTTTTCAATACTTGTTCTACTATTGTTTTTTTATCACCCCTTGCTATTTTAATGCCACTCCAAGAATGTATTGTTTTTCCACCGCATTTCAATAAAACTGCCGCACAACCAGTTAAAGCACATACTTGTATAGGTTTTTTACTTATTTTTGAATAATTTACACAATGTTGTATTAATTTTGATTTACCTGAACCTCCTGGACCCGTAATAAATAAATTTTCCCCCTTTTTAAACTTTTCAAATGCGTATTGTTGTTCCTTAGATAATGTTTCTGACATATGTTGGTGTGTTATATTGATAATAGTAATAATATATATTCTTCCATAAAATGAATATATATTTTTCAATTTTTTGTTCTTTGGCTTATGTTGTTTGTCTTATGTTGTTTGTCTTATGTTGTTTGTCTTATGTTGTTTGTCTTATATTCTATTCATATTCTACTTCTAAACATAGCGAAAAATCCATTCCATTCAATGAAATAGGATTTCCAAAATCATTTAATAATTGTAAATTCAACTTTTGTATATCTATTTTTCCAGAATATGTTCTCACATCGCTCACTAATAAACCATTATACATATTTGCTGGTAATATACTATTAAAACCATAGGTAGCTTTATCCAATGTAATTCTTGCGATTATTGATTTATTTATAAATGATGTAGGTAATGGTGTCACAAAGGATGCCGGATTGCTTTTTGAAAATTCATCTATTGCTAAATATAAATATTTGCTTCCATTTAAATCTATAATGGTATCAGATACCTCATAAATATATTGATTATTAGGGTTCGCATAATATTGGTTTTTTAAAGTATAACTAATGTTTCTATATCCTAATAACCATCCTAATTTGGATTTAAAATTATATTTATCAAAATTACCATATTTGTCTACAGCAAAATCTATAATTAGATTTGGCGAATTATCCACAAATTCACGATAGAATACTGATTTATTATTTTTTGTATCGTATTTCAAATAATTTAATTTATTCGCTAATTCTTCACCTAATGAATTTGATAGATTAATTATTTGGTCGTTTATTTCAACATTAAGAGAAGTGATATCATAAGTTCCATCTCTTAATGTAATAATTGTTGAATAATAAACATTTGATTCTGGTTGAGAATTTGTTACTTTAAAATAATTATTACCTAATGCTGATGATATATTATACATAGTCATTGGTATTTCAACCGATTTTACAGTCATTTTTTTTATATCATTGATTCTTTCTGGTAATGTCACATTATAATTAACCAATTCGTTATTATGATATTCATCTCTAAATCTTGTATCAATATTTATGTATTTTGTCTTATTTGCTTTATGTACATTTGTCATTATCATATGACTTCCGTATTGTTTTACTGTTGGTTCTAAAAATAAATCTGTATTATAATTACTCATTTGAATATATAATATATATCATTATATTTTATATATTATTTTTTCGTTTTTATTGTTTTTTTGCTATTAAAAATTATACACTTTCGCTATTTGTTCGTTTGTTCCTGTTACTATATCATGATAACCTCCATTCATTCCTTCTGTTAATCCGATTTGTTTCAACCAATTTACTATAATAAATAGTCCAAAAAATACAATTAATAATATAAAAAACAGGTTTTTGCTTTGAAAAATAGTATTCAACATTTATTTTATATATTTTAACTATATAATTTTTTCTATTTTCCACAACTTGAACAATTAGTAGTTGGTTGTATTCTGTCTATCATATTTATTTTAAATATATTGTTTATAATTTGTCTTTGTATTTGTGTATCCATTTGGCTTTCCATTGTTTTTCCTAATTCTTTTTCGTTATTATTTCCGTTATTATTTCCGTTATTGAAAAAACGGGATGGTTCATTGAAACTTTCTAAAGTTCTTTTCTTTGAACCATTCAATACAAAAACCATTTTCATTGGTGGTTTTTATAATAGACACACCGAAAAAAATTGAATTTTTCTTTCTATTTTATTTCATTATAAAAATAACATTGAATGATTAATACATCAAAATATACTTGTAATCATTGTCTACGTGGTTACAAAGAAAAATTTAATTATGATAGGCATATTGGGTTTTGCGAATTTTTACATAAATCGGTTAAAGAACGTGAAAATGAAATTGACGCTTTTGAAACAACTCCTTCTGTAACTGAATTATTCTCATTTGTAAAAGAATTAGTTGTTCGTATTGATAAATTGGAAAAAGAAAATACCCAATTGAAACACATTGTTACAATATCGAAACGGAAATTGGGGTTTACTGATTGGTTGAACTATCATAATAAACCTTGTGTTACTTTTACAAAATGGCTGAGTGAAATACCTTACCATATTTATTTGAATGATATTTTCAATAATGATTTAATTAGCGGTGTTGTATTATCCCTTCAACATAAAAATACCGGAGTTGGTTATCCTATTTACGCGTTTATAGAAAAACAAAACTGTTTTTATATTTATGATGAAGTATTAGATAGTGATAATGAGAGAAAATTAAAATGGATATTAATACAAGGGAATGAATTTGATAAATGGTTGAATTATATTTCACAATCGTTCTTAATTGAATTCAAAAAATGGTGTGATGAAAATAAAAATGAAATTGATAATAATGAAATTATGAAAGAAATTTATTTTAGTAATTTTCAAAAGGTTTTGGGAAATTCAAATTTAAGTGTTGATGTTCGTAATCAACGTATTCGCCAACAGTTGTTTCAAAAAATTAAACAGTCTTTTGCACGAAATGGTGATGGTAGTTGATTTCTTTGGAAAATTGAATTTGTATTATAATGTTTTTTTATTTGTTATTGATACCAATAATAACATTATAAAATGACCACTTTTGTTGAAAAAAATGAACCTCCAAGCTATTTGGCTACTATTAACAAACATCCACGTGATGAATTTATTACTTTTGATGAAGGCCCGCATATTTATACTGTTCATGGTGATAGTACATTTACATCGGTTACGACTTGGAACCATAGTCATTTTGATGTATTTGATGCTGACTCAGTCATTGATAATATGATTAAAAAAGGTTCTCTGAATGACCCAAAAAATAAATATTATGGAATGAACAAGAAAGAAATCAAAGAATTATGGAGTAAAAAAGGTGCTTCTGCTTCTATACAAGGAACTAAACTTCATTATGATATTGAATGTTATAATAATTATATGGAAGTTGATAATGATAGTATTGAATTCCAATATTTCTTACAATTTGATTCCGATTATCCTGAATTAAAACCCTATCGTACTGAATGGATGGTTTATTATGAAGAATTAAAACTATCTGGTTCTATTGATATGGTTTATGAAAATCCTGATGGTACTTTACAAATTTATGATTGGAAACGGGTTTTGGAGTTGAAATCCGAAAGTTTTGGCGGAAAATGTGCGAAGACTTCATGTATTAACCATTTACCTGATACAAATTATTGGCATTATTCATTACAATTGAATACTTATAAAATGATTTTAGAACATAAATATGGTAAAAAAGTTACTGGGTTGTATTTGGTTTGTTTACATCCTGATAATGTTTATAAAAAATATGAACGTATTGAAGTAAAAGTCATGGATAAAGAAATGGTTGATTTGTATGCTTTGCGATTGGAACAAGTGAAAAATGGAACTGACCAAGTGAAAAAACACTAATGTTGTTGTTGTTGTTGTTTTTTTTACACCATTTCTCATTTATAAAACGCCCTTTATTTAATAAAGTATTTGGATATAAAGATATTTTAGTATAAAGATAGTATAATGAATTTAGAAAATGAAATTGTATATGTTAAAAATAAAGAATATATT